CCATTGTAATTGTAGCAACAGTTGTAGGAATATTATTCATTAAAATATCTACAGTTGCTGTTGGTGACTTTGGTGATGTAGGTGTGTAACCTAACATCTTTGCTAATGATACAATATTTTTTCTTATGTCAGCACTGTCTAGGTACATTTCATTTGCTAACATATTAGCATTGAAACCTAAGTAGTGAGTATTGTAAGCAAGTAAGTCTAGTAAGACAGCAAAACCAGAACCTTCAAAGTCGTAATCTTGGAACTCTGATTGGTCTTGTAAAAATGATTTTAAATTTGCTTTTATATCGTCAAAATCAAAATCTGAAACTTGTAATTTATTGCTTGCCATCTTATCTTAATCTTTCTAAAAATGTTTCTACCGTAATTGGATTTTGTACTCCTATAACATAAAATTTAATTTCAAGTCTATATGAATTTCTATCAATATCAGGATCAGCCAAAATTTGTGTTATCTTTGCTCTTGGTTCAAAGTTGTTTAACACTTCTTCTACTTTTCTTTGTAAGTTTAAAGCAGTCAATGGTGTCATTGGCTCAAATAATAATGCTCTAACGTTGCCACCAATCTCTGGGTGGAAAGGTCTTTCAAAGTGATTAGTATTAATTAAGTTTCTAACACTTCGTTTAACAGCTTCAACATCAGTAAGTCTGTTTACATCATTTGTAACAACATTTCTACCAAAGTCTAAATCTAAATCTTTAAAAATTCTAGTAGATCGCTTACTATTGTTAATTGCGTTTATAATGGCCATACCAATATTTATACATGATTAACCAGCGTTTACGTTAGAACTTCCAGTAGAGGCAGCATTAGCTACCCAACTACCATGACCACCTGTTGCGTCACCAACTCTATGAATAGCGATACTATTTACTCTAACTGTAGAACTACCTGCCACCGCAGGGTCACCACAACTTGTTGTATCACCAATTCTTATTGAGGCAGCGCTGTTTATTGATACATTTGGCGAACCACCTGTATATGCCGTTTGATGAAAAGGATTGGGTGTTGGACTTGCGTGTCCTACATGAACATCTAAACCTGATCTAACACATGCTGGCATTATTTTCCTTGTGAGTTGTAAACTTTGAACGATCTTTTACGAGATTTGTTCATTGATGATTTTTTTACTCTTTTACTTGTACCTTGTGAAGTTTTTTTAGGCATTCTTTCGTGTGGTACAAAACCTTTTGATATTTTAGCCATTATCTACCTGCTTCTTTGGCCGCTTTAAGTGCTGCCTTCTTTTTTTCAATTATCATTGCCTGTCTAATTTTTCTACCCATTGGTATTTCAATAGAATCACTAATTTGTTTGCCTTTTTTACTGATATATTCGACACCAATGACTTTATCTTTAAAATCACCTTGAACAGCTATAACAGCTTTCTTTAAACTCATTTTTTCAACTTCTTTTTCATCACCATTTTCATTCCAAAACTTAAACATTCTCATTTTACTCATTTTTTATGCTCCATTAAATAAATCTTCGTTACTTGTTGATTTTTCTTTTTTTTCTTCATGCTTACAGTTACCACAACACTTAATTTTACCGTTGCCATCGTAATCTTTCATACAATCGCCGCCACAGTGACAGTCATGTCCGCAATTTTCACAATATTTTGTCATATTTCTATTTATGTTAATATTTACAACGCACATTTGCGTGTTTTAGATTCGTTTCTGTTAAATTTTCTTTATTTTCTAACGCCGAATCGCCAATTTTCTCTAAATCTGGCCTAATTTTACACGATTTTACGGTACAAGAACAAAGGGTGAACAAAAAAAGTAAAAAAGTTAAGTAAATCAACCCTTTTTTAACCAATTTATTTGCTATTTTTACCATTTTTCTCTGTACTAATCTATTTATCCTGATATATTAGCTAGTATATGATAAACAAAAACATAAAAACAAATAATATGACGATAGTTAGAAATATCGCATATAAACAAATAGAGAAGATAAACAAAAATTTAAAAGAAGTTATTGAAGTTGACAATAAACTTTTAAATATGATTGATATTAATATGAAAAACGCTATTAATAAAATCATTAACAATTATAAACTAAACAACTAGGAGAAAACACTATGATTAAAGAAATGAACACTTTTAACAATAAATTATTTTCAATGTCTATTGAAGATTTAAATAACACTAAAGACTTAATAGCTGATATTATTAAGAATAAAGTTAAGTCTGTAATGAAAGTCGGTATGAAAGTTAATGTAGTACAGAAGACTAAAAAGACACCTGGTGTTATTACAAAAATTATGCAATCAAAATGTTTGGTTGACTTAAATGGTAAAATTTACAGAGTACCAATGTCAATGTTGGAGGTTGCTTAATGGTTACAACAGATCAATATAATAAGTTAAGAGAACAAGAACTAATATTAAAAGCTGCCAAGTCTGGTGGTGCTAGTAAAGCAGAAATACTACACGGTTCTTTGTTTGTTACTTTTACACCAGGTTTTGTAGATATACTATCACAAGAATTAAAAAGTGTATTAGAAAAACTACTTGACAATACTACTGTAAAAGTGTATAATATAACTAATAATGAATATGCTTATGACTTTATTTAATAACCAAAAGGAGAAAACTATGAAAAAAAAGATATATGAATATATGACAATCGTATTCGCAATAGTGGGTACGTTAGCTATGGTATCAGCAGTTGGTGCGATAGAAACAGATCAATGGCTATTAGGTGCGGCAGCAGCTATGACTGGTGTCACTAGTTATTTGATGACGCTATTTTCTCAATCATTATATGCAGAAGCAGAAGTGAGAGAAAAATCATCTTGGAACGACTTAAATGAATATTATATAAATGGAGGAAAATAATGATTACAGTAACAGATAAATCAGAAACACTATTAGCTGGTATCGGTAAAATGATTGACGCCATGGTATTAGATTATAGTAAAGGCAATACTAATGAAAGAATGTTTAACGAATACAAAGATGGTTTTAAAACTATCGTTGGCCAGAAGTTTATTAAAGTAACTAACAATGGTAGTGTAAAAGCTTTTGTTGTAAAGGCAGATGACGGTAAATTTAAAATGGGTGATATACTTAAAGCCTCTAGTTGGAGAGCTCCAGCAAAGAATAGTGCTAGAGGTAATGTACTAGAAGCTGGTTACTCTATTCAATGGACAGGACCATTATATTTGAGAGGTTATAATTAAAATGAAAAAAGGTAAATGTACAGTATGTAAAAAAGTATTCACAGTAAAGAAAGGTGAATCACTTATAGGTAAACTAGGAATAATACCTGTTGATCTATGTAAGACACATTTAAAAAAAGTTTTATCTTATGATGAAATGAATTTAAACGATACAAGAGCTAATGGCTAAGTTTCAAGTATTAAAAAATAAAAAAGTATTAAAGGAGTTTGACAATGCTATGGATACAGCTTTATTCGCAACTAATAATGAGTATGGTCCTGATATGGACATCTATACAAATGATAAACAAGCGTCAGAAACTTGGACTCATTTTGAATACAAAGAAAGTTTATAATGGATAGTTATCTTAAATGGATAGCGACAGGATTTCTAATGATCGGTGCCGCATTAAATTCACTTAACATTTATCCTTGGGGTCCTATCGCTAATTTGTTTGGTGGTATGACTTGGTTAATAGTTTCTATAATGTGGCGTGAAGCCGCACTCATCACAACTAATATTGTCTTAGCAACAATTACCTTTATTGGATTAGTTTACACTTATACACATTAAAAAGCAATCATAGTTTAACGGTAGAACGTCTGCCTGTGGCGCAGAAGGTCATTGTTCGATTCAATGTGATTGTACCAAAATTTTAGATTAAGTGAGAGGTGAGAATGTGTGGAGGTCTCACCTCTCTATGATAGACCGAAGTCTATCGTGGTGTGGTATAGTTATTTATACAAGTTTTTTTGTATCTACCAATTATTATTAGATTTAACTATTCTGTGACCTAAGACTTTGCCTTTGTGTGAACCGTGTTTCACTACGTAACCAGATGTTCCACCAGCATTGATGTCAACTTCTTTTCTGGCACTAAACAAGGCCTTTGTTTTTTTCTCTAGGTCTTTTGCTTTACTAAATTTTTCAAGCACTCTAGTATGTCTTTCCATAACACCCTCCTTTTTAAAGTTAGGTGCGTTCCTTCAGCTTTCGCTTACTTCCGACTCATATGAGTTGAACGGTATATTATTATTTATAACAGATATGTGTCTAAAACATATCTAGTATGAATATAACACATATCTGTATAAATGTCAAGTCTATTTAATTTGTGTAATTGCCTCTTGTGGATTAGCAAGTGGTACCAACCCTCTGTCAGTTAAGTAACCTCTACTACCAATTGCTCTTTTTGAAGTAAACTCTTTAATGTATTCTTCAATACCTGGTATTACACCAATGTGTTGATTTTTTACATAAAAGAATAATGGTCTACTGATTGGATAAGAACCATCTTGGATAGTATCCAATGATATTGTTATATTATTAATTGTAGCTGCTTTTAATTTATCTCTACTATTATCATAGTAAGAATATCCTAAAATGCCAAAGTTTCTAGGCTCAGCAACAATTTTATTAATAATCAAAGTATCATTTTCACCTGCTTCAATAGCGGCACCATCTTCTCTTAATAAAGCACAATCTTTTTTGTTAACACTTTTAATTTCTTTAGGACAACCTTTACTCATCACTAAACTATTAAAAGCATCCCTTGTGCCTGAAGTTGGTGGTGGAACTAATACACCAATTTTTACATTTGGTAAACTTTTATCAATGTCAGACCACTTCTCTGGTAATGGACCTTTTGCTGATAACGCCTGCCATAATTGTTCTACTGTAAAATTTACAGGTTGATTTACTGCCGAGTGAATAATAGCAATACCATCTAATCCCACAATCACTTGTGAAATATCTGTTACACCGTTATTCTTACATAATGTTATTTCTTTTGGTTTAATGGCTCTTGAAGCATTGGTCATATCAGGTGTATTTGTACCTATGCCTTTACAAAATAATTTCATTCCGCCACCGGTTCCAGTAGATTCAATCACAGGTGTTTTAATACCTTGTTTACCTACTTTTTCTGCTACGACTGTTGAAAAGGGATATACTGTTGAAGACCCTACAATTGAAATCTGGTCTCTTGCTTGTGCTGTTATTGTCATCAAAGACATTATAAAAGCGATTACTAATAATCTCATCTTATCTCCTATGTTTGTTAAGACTAAAAGTATTTACCGTTTCTTTTTAGACTGTAACAAAACTTTAACAATTCTCTTTTCGTCTTCAGGTTGTTTCTCAATTAGCTTACGGAAATAGATGGTGAGTGGATTGTTTGGTTGATAGTGCTCGTATTCGCTACGATAAGACTTTGATTTCTTTTTCACAAAGTTTAC